CAAAGGGCAGCGTGCGGGTGCCGTAAGAAGAAAACAAGCAAAGGCGAATACAGGCCCTACACCTAGTAGAGCTGCAACATTTGCAAAAAAGAAAAAATCATAATGAGAAAAAATTTTTCAAAAGGCACAATGCCTGCAAGAAATAAAAAAAATTTTAGACCTACAAAAAGTGGGGCTGGAATGACAGAGGCTGGAGTTAAAGCTTACAGAAGACTTAATCCTGGTTCTAAATTAAAAACAGCCGTAACAGGAAAAGTAAAACCTGGATCAAAAGCTGCCAAACGTAGAAAATCATACTGCGCAAGATCGCTCGGACAGTTAAAACGAGCATCAGCTAAAACAAGAAACGATCCTAATTCACGTATCCGTCAGGCAAGAAGGAGATGGAAATGCTAAAAAATGGCAAAAAGAAAAAAATAAAAAAAGTAATCCAAGCTAAAACATTAAAAGGAGTTATTAATGCAAAAAAAACTAAGTAAAAAACAAAAAACAACACTTAAAAAACACAGTAAGCACCACTCTTCAAAGCACATGGCTAGCATGAAAAAAGACATGAAAAAAGGAATGTCGTTTTCGAAAAGTCATAAAAAAGCTATGAAAAAAGTCGGTGTCTAATGGCGGATCCAAAAAAAGGAACGGGAAAAAAACCTAAAGGGTCTGGCAGAAGACTTTACACAGATGAAAATCCAAAAGATACCGTTAGTATAAAATTTGCAACACCTGCAGATGCAAGAGCAACTGTTGCAAAAGTAAAACGTATTAGCAAACCATTTGCTAGAAAAATACAGATATTAACTGTTGGAGAACAGCGTGCCAAAGTTATGGGTAAATCACAAGTCGCTAGTATTTTTAAGAAAGGAAAAAATGCAATTAGAAACAGTAATAAATAAAACATTAAGATTCTTAGACTCTAGAGTAGAAGCTTTATCTATATCTGTCACGTCAGGTGGTATTGACAATATGGAAAATTACAAGTATATAATAGGACAGATAAATGCATTGGAATCAGTGCGTCAGGAAATCTCTAACCTGCTAAACGATAAGGAGCAAAATGAAGGAACAGTCATCGATATTAACACCAAACAATGATCTTATTGGTGTAAAAAAATCAGAGAAAAAAGAAGAGGGAAAAATTCCAAAACCTACAGGTTGGAGACTTTTAGTTTTACCTTTTAAGATGAAAGAAAAAACTAAAGGAGGATTAGTATTAGCAGAAACCACATTAGAAAAACAACAAGTTGCATCGCAGTGTGGTTTAGTATTAGCTATGGGTCCAGATTGTTATAAAGATAAAGAAAGATATCCTGATGGTCCGTGGTGCAAGGTTAATGAATGGGTAATGTTTGCACGTTATGCTGGATCGAGGATTAAGATAGATGGTGGGGAGATTCGTCTGCTAAACGACGATGAAGTGTTAGCAACAATTGATAGTCCAGAGGACATCTTGCATGAGTTCTAAACATAGGAAGGAGTAACTATGCCAGAAGAAAATAAAACTGTTGATATTGATACATCGGGACCTGGTGCAGATATTGATTTGCATGAGGAAAAACAAGAAAATGAAATCGAGGTAGTAAATGAAACAGTTGAAAACAATACTGAGTCCAATGATTCACCTGAGAAATCTGATGAGCAGTTGGATGTTCAACAAGAACAAGAAACAAATAAACAAGAAAAAATAAAAAATGAAGACGAAAAACTAGAAGACTATAGCAAAGGTGTTCAATCTCGTATTGCCAAACTTACTCGTAAAATGAGAGAAGCAGAACGTAGAGAACAAGCTGCATTAGAATATGCTAAATCAGTTGAAGAAAAAAGAAAAAAAGAACATTCTTATTTTCAAAAAACAGATCTAGATTATTTAGAAAAATTTGAAAAAAATGTTAGTTCTGGATTAGAATCTGCAGAAAGAGAACTTGCAGCAGCCATTGAATCTCAAGATGCTAAAGCTCAAATTGCAGCTAACAAAAGAATAGCAGAACTTTCTTTTGAAAATGCTAGAATCAAACAAGCAAAACAAAATAAACAACAGGTTGTTGAAGAACCAGTTACACAACCTGCTGAAAATATAGCACAAAACTTACCTCAAGCCACAAGAGTTCCAGATCCTAAAGCAGAAGCTTGGGCATCTAAAAACGAATGGTTTGGTAGTAATAGGGTCATGACTAATACAGCAATGGCTCATCATCAAGACCTGGAAAGTGAAGGTTATGACACAAATTCAGAAGAATACTATCAAGAGATAGATCGAAGAATGAAAGTTGACTTTCCTACCAGATTTGGTAATACTGTAGAAGAGAAAACGTCCGCTCCCGTGCAAACGGTTGCATCTGCTTCAAGAAGCGTAAAACCTGGACGCAAAACTGTGAGACTCACTTCTTCTCAAGTAGCAATAGCTAAAAAATTAGGAGTGCCACTCGAAGACTACGCAAAACAATTAAAACTCACGAAGGAGGTATAAGCGTATGGAAAAAGAAAATAAAACAACTTCTCGTGCGAGTCAAACTAGGTCAAAAACTGAAAGACCAAAAGTTTGGGTCCATCCGTCAGCTTTAGACGCACCCCCTGCACCTGATGGTTTCAGGTATAGATGGATAAGATCAGAAAGCGTTGGCTTTCAAGATACGAAAAACATATCTGGACGTTTAAGAGAAGGATATGAATTAGTAAGATCTGAAGAAGTAGAAAATGCATCTGATTATCCAACCGTTGAAGACGGTAAATACAAGGGAGTTGTCGGAGTTGGTGGCCTTCTACTTGCGAAGGTCCCTGTTGAAATCGCGAAGCAAAGACAAGAGTATATGACTGATCGTCATAAACAAAGAGATGAAGCGGTAAGAAACGATTTAATGAAGGAGCAAGATAATAGAATGCCGATCAATGTTGAAAGGCAATCTCGTGTAACCTTCGGTGGTACTAAAAAGTAATTTTTAAATCACTGAATTAAATTAATCGTACCTGTTTTAAAAATAGGTACATAAGGAGAAACAACTATGGCAAATAGAAACACACAAGGTTTTGGTTTGATTGCTGCAGGAACGCTTGGATCAACTCCAGCGACTTCTGGTCAGGGCAAATACAAAATCGATGCGGGTTATGCAACTACTATTTTTAATGGTGGCTGTGTTGCTTCTACTGCTGGTTACATTATCGATGGACAAACTACTGATGCACCTGTTTTAGGTGTATTAAATGGTATATTCTATAACGCGGCTACAACTTTAAAGCCTACGTTTGCGAATCATTACGTCCAGGTAACACCAGCAAACTCAGAAGATATCGATGCATTTGTATTCGATAACCCTCAACAACAATATGTAGTAGCAACTGATGCAGCTGTTGCACAATCTGGATATTTAGAAACGTATGATATGAACACTTCTGCTGGTAGTACAACTACTGGTAAGTCTTCAGCTACTCTAGATATTGGAGATACAAGTGCAGATTCAGCTTCATGGAGATTACTAAGATCTGCTGAGGATCCTGAAAACGATGAAAATGCGGCTTTCAGATCAGTAGTAGTAGTTGCTAATCTAATTGAGCTACAAAACTAATAGCAGAATAGGAGAACAATAATGGCTATATCACGATCACAACTAGTTAAAGAACTAGAGCCAGGTTTGAACGCACTGTTCGGCTTGGAATATAAAAGGTATGAAAATCAGCATGCTGAAATTTATACTGAAGAATCATCTGACAGAGCTTTTGAAGAAGAAGTAATGTTAAGTGGTTTTGCAAATGCACAAGTAAAAGGTGAAGGTTCTGGAGTTTCATTTGATGAAGCACAGGAAACTTTCACAGCTCGTTACACTCACGAGACTGTAGCTTTAGCGTTCGCGATTACTGAAGAAGCAATCGAGGACAACTTGTATGACAGACTTGCGTCTAGATATACAAAAGCTTTAGCTAGATCTATGAGTAATGCTAAACAAGTAAAATCAGTCGAGCCTCTAATCAATGGCCTTCCAACTACGGATGGTTTTGATTCAGGTGACGGTGTATCTTTATTTAATACATCACACCCTACAGTGGCTGGAACTTTTGCTAACACTTTAGCAACTCAAGCTGACCTTAACGAAACTTCGTTAGAACAATCTTTGATCGACATCGGTCAAATGTCTGACGAAAGAGGTCTAAGAATTGCTGCAAGAGGAGTAAAAATGATTATTCCTTCTGAGCTACAATTCACAGCTGAAAGATTGATGAAGTCTCAAGGCAGAACTGGAACAGCTGATAATGATGTAAATGCAATCGTATCTATGGGTATGATTCCACAGGGTTACAGAGTAAACAATTACTTAACTGACTCTGATGCGTTTTACATTTTAACAGACGTACCTAATGGTATGAAAATGTTCAACAGAGCTCCATTGACAACTGCAATGGAAGGTGATTTCGACACTGGCAACGTAAGATACAAAGCTAGAGAAAGAAACGGTGAGATTCATGAAAAAATTTAGAGTAAATATTTGGGCGTACAATCATCACGCAAAATTTGAAGTAGAATCAAAAGATTCCCCAACAGAACTAGAACAATCAATCCTTGACAAACTTGGAGAAAATAGTATAGTTTGGGAAAACCTTGGAGTTAGTTATGATGACAAGGTAAATAGAATAACCTATGAGGAGGTTATAGATGATACAAGACCTATACAAAGCAAAAAGGTCCTTGGAGTTGAAGTGGGAACAGGAGCATCTGTCTAATGGTAGATATACTCTTGAAATGGTCCGAATTGATGACAAAGTTAGAGAAGTCATCACAAAGATCAAGCTGGAAGAAGCAGCAATTGCCCACAAGCAAAACACTGTAGAAAGTGTAACTCCACAAGTTTCAGTAGCTACTTAATAAAAAGCTACATCGTTGAATAAATTCAATTCACATTACAGGCTCTCTTGCACTCTATTA